GTCAAAAGCTCCCAATTTTCCGAGCGTGTCTTCACTCAGGACCGCGCCCATGCTGTGAGCTTCGGCCGCTAAGTTCTTCATGGCATCACTACCTGCAGTTATCAAAGGCACAAGGTCCTGAGCGCTGCGTCCCAGAATGCTCATTGCTATGGCATCACGCTCGGTTGCGTTCTCCATAGTCCCTAACTTGTCAATTATTTCCCAGTAAACTTCTTCGCTATCCCTCAGTGAGCCATTGGCATCCGTTACCGAGATTCCTAATTTATCGTAGGCTTCCGTGTATTGCTTTGCTCCCATCTGAGCGTTACCCATTGCACGAATGTTACGTGTCATTGACGATGTTATAGTTTCAAGAGACACGTCAACGAGCTCCGAAGCGTACTTCATCTCCTGGATCTGGTCAGTGGTCAACCTGGTTGTTACACCGAGAGTGATAACTTCATCGGCATAAGCAGCTCCTTCTACTGCCATGTTTTTAAGCCCGACCGCTACAGATTTAAGAGCATTTCCTAACCCTTTAACCCCGGCTATGATAGCTTCGGCTATTAACTTGCCTTTTATAACATCACCAAGGACAGACGTCTTCTTCCCGGCATCATCGGCATTGGCACCCAGCTCTTTAAGGTCCTTACCTACCTCTTCGGTAGGCTTTTCAGCATCCTTCATAGCCTGCTCGTTCTTGTCTACTTCTTTGGTAAGTTTAGTGAGCTGAGCTTCGGCATTATTCAGGGATGTTCTCCAATTAAGAGTACGTTTATCGTTTTCTCCATACTGTTTTTCAGATTCGGCAAGGGCATCTTTTAATACAGCTATCTTCTCTGTCTGTTTCCCGATTTCCTTGTTCAGGACTTCATTTTTGGCTTTCAGAGCATCAGCAGATTTGGCATTGTCGGAAAACTCGGCCGAAACCTTGTTCATCTCCGAACCTAAAACTTTCATCTCGCTGTTTATAGCCGATATAGCCTGTCTAAACTCTTTCTCGCCCTTTAGGCTGATTGAGGGTCCTATCCCTGCCATGTTGCCTCCTTAAAACGGTATTACGTCATCAATCGTTGGTTCCTTATCTATCTGCGAGTACCTTTGATTAGAATTGATAAGGCTTCTCTCTAAGTCAAATACGAGCTTGTATGCGTCGTACATCGATTTCCATTTCTTCATCGTCATTCGCCCGACCTCTTTCTCTGTGAACCCCATCTTCATGCCGATATGCAGTATCAGCGCGAAATTGATTTCAGCGGGTTCGTCGGGCGTTATGCGTTTGGGTCAGGTACCGGCACGCTGTCAGTTACAGTTTTGGTGATAGCCTTTGCGATGTCTGTCACATTCGTTATCATTCTTCCTAATTGCTTCTCTGTAAGCAGTGTCCTTTTTTCCCCGTTCTCATTCTCTATTTCAATTCCCTCGTTAATAAATGTCACGAGAGTCCATTTAATGTCCTTTATCTGAGCCTCTCCTTTTTTCGGCTGTATTTTGTTCTGCCAAACGTCAAGGCTTCCGTATTTCTCCTGTATAGCTTCCAATACATTAAGATTGAATGCCATAGGAAATTCCACCCCTTTAATCGTTATGCTCATCTTTTTATCAATCATCATTTCCCTCCTTTAAGAAAAACAAGGGGAGGAGTACCCTCCCCTTATAGTTATGCTGTTATGATGTATTCTGCTTCCATAACTTCAGAATTTGACATTCCTGCTTTTACAGCTATTGCTTTAAGCATAGTTGATTCCTCGATGCTCAATGGTGTGGTGTAATCATCATCTGCATCAGTAGGCGTAAGCCCGTTGGTCGTGTAGTAGATAGTAGCGCCTGCTGTTGCACAAGTCAATGCTACTGTCTGTGTTCCTTCGTGGGTTCCAGCCGCTACTGACGGAGCAGGTGTCGCTACCTGTGCGGTTATTCCTGCAAGATTATCAAGCCAAGCCTGTGCGAGAGCTGCTGTAGTGAATGTCTTTTCTTTCTTCCAGCCGTTTGTCGCATCGTCAAACAGCGTCCCTACTATTACAGGCGTGCCGAAAGCGATTGACTCGCCTTTTGTGGAATTCGCGTCTGCCGGTTCGCTGAACAGTACTTTGGGGAACCATACCGCCCTGTAGTACTTTATGTTGTTTACTATCTTGACTCCATAGAAGCCTACGCCTGCATATGCCGGAGTATCGCTTCCTTTGGCTGTCATTACCTCGCTCGCGATAGCGTGACCTAAAAGCGCGGACTGTACCGCATCTGATAAGTCGGTTACTCCGAGCGTGAGAGTGCCTGTCTTAAAACTTCTATCTACTTCTGCAAGCGAGTCGTCGCCATACAGTTTGCCGTCATTCATCTCGATTGAGATGTCAGCCTGTATCGCTTTGCCGATTACTCCTGCTGATGTAGCTGTTTTATAGACAGGATAATTCAATCCTATTTTTGCCATTTATTATGCCTCCAATTCTATTTCGCACTCAAAAATTATGTGGTGCGAGTTTGTATCTTTTTCGTAAAGCGACTGTATGGTCGGACAGGTAAACCCGTTTTCCATAAGCCTTTTTCTTATACTTTTCATAGTGTTCAGGTAGTTCTTCCCCTGTGGTAAGTACCAGTGAATCTGAAAGGCCGTTACATTTTCCGTCGGATTATCGTCCCCGTAAGCAGCTCCACGGTCATCGGAAATATTGAAAACAACATACTCTTTTTCCGTTTCCCACTTAGGATTGTGGTCTGCATAGGCCTTGATAGGCGCCACCGATTGAATAATCTTCTGGAATGGTGTCATATCAGCTCCTCCAGCTTCTCCTGCATATTTCTCTCAACATCAGCCTGCGAATCTTTCATAGCTTTCACTATCAGCGGTCTCGGTGCACGGTTCTTGCTGCGCACTCCGTACTCGATAAATGCAAGCTTGGCTGCATTCGATACTCCGTTGCGGTCCTTTCCGGTCGGCATTACATAAACACACTTGTTCCCCTCCCGGTCGGTTTTTACACCAGAAACCTTTATGCTTTTCACCAGTGCTCCTGTACCGCTTTTTACGGCCTCACTAACACCGGACCTAAGGTAAGGCACCATAGCAGCGCCACCGGCTTTAAGGACCTTCTCAATGTTTTTTACGTCAGCTAATTTGTTGAGCTGCACAAGGAAAGCTGTGTCGGGAAAATAAGTAAACTCTGCCATTACACCCTCCGATCTGAGCAAGTAAGCTCCCATTCTCCTTCGCCTTTTCGATAGGCCCGGACAATGTTATACTCCTTGCCCTCATGGATTAGTATCTTCTCGTCTGAGTATTCATTTACTGTAAACACAGCCGACACTTCTATTCCCGCTGCATGAGCGGAGTAGAACTCCGTCCTGGTAGCAGTCTTCTTGTCGGCCCACACTTCAACATCGTGGTTTACTTCTACAGAAAAACCGCTATCATCGACTTCGATCGTTATGCTTCGCAATGTAACTTTCTCGGAAAAGTACATCTATTCCTCCCGCTTATACTCTCCATAATGCTGGAGATCGCTTTTCAGTTGCTCGTAACCTTGTCTGTTTCTCTCCGCATCCTCCGAATTGAGCCCGAACTTCCACCGGACGTAACACCGGACAGCCCCTAGAATGAGGCTGTCGGCTTCGTCATTTACCTTTTCTGCATCCAGTCCTATTCTCACAAGGTCAAGGCGGCATTCCTCGATGATATCTGTTAGCTCGGCATCGATATCAACATCGACCTTGCGCCTGACTGCTCGTCTTAGTTTTGTCAGATAATTTTGGGATACCGCCATTTCAACCTCCTAGATTACTATGAATACTTCGTACGCACTTCCATCCAGGCTGCCATACATGTCAATCGTATTCTTCTCCAGCGCTGCATTTACCGCGATTGTCGGAGCTGATGCCTGGACACCATCATCCAGAACAAACACCAAAGGTTTTTCTCCTAGGATGAAGGGCAGTCCGATGAGCTCACCGAACCCGAACGTGAATGTTGCACCGGTTCCGTCCTGAGCCGGAATAACGATTTTTGTCACAGTCTTAAAGGCAGCAGTTCCCGGGCTAACAGTTTCAGCATTATCCGTCAGCGCGAATGTTTCGGAAATCTCCTGATTACCCTTGTTTGTGCCGTAAACAACTATATTCCCGGCTTTCACGTCTCCGGTTGTTCCGCCTATCGTGATAGTGATATTTCTCGGACAAGGCGGATTGCTGATATTGGTTGTAATAGTCTGAGCAGTGGTTTTACTTGCGATTGCCGCATGAATACCGTCTGCGTCTGCTGCTACAGCTTCAGCTGCCAATATGGAGAAGTGCGCAATTCTCATTTCATTTACGGTAAGGCCGTAAACGTCTGTGCTTAATTCTCCTACATACCTGTTATCCATTTTCTTCCTCCTTATGATATGTCAGATGCAATCTTGATTATGCAAGGCACCTTAGAGGGCTTACAGTCAAAGGAACACCATCCGAGGAAGTCCCATGCGTTATAACGCAGATTCCTGTCTCTTTCCACCTGGATATCATTGGAGAGGTTTCCTACCATGCCGCGCTTGATGTCTCCGAAGAAGATATCATCAGTATCAACCTGGTCACTGAATTTAACCTCATACCCTCTTATCCTGTAGACGCTGCCCTCTTTTGTTATGAGAGGAACATTGTTCTCATCTTTCAGTCCGATTACAGACTTGAAAAATGTCTTCTTGCTCATTAGGAATTTTGCATTCTTGTCATAAGCTGCAGGAAGCAGTCCGATAGCTTTATCAAGGTCTACACTTGCAAGAGCTGCACCGGCCCAGTCTACAGCATCGGTGCCATCCACCCATGCAGCACCTGCGTGAGCTTTATCAATTCCGGTAGGCTGACTGTCGCCGCTTCCCTTTATGATGTAGAGCTCAACTTTATAGGCCAACTGCTCAGCCAACTTGTTTGTAAGCCAGCCTTCGAATGCGTCAATAGCCATAGAAGCTATATCTGCTCCGATACTTACAAGGCC